CTTGCGCGCTTTTAATCTTTGATCGCAATCCATCTTTATAATACTTACCTTCTTTACCACCATAAGGATAATCTGGATAAAGAGGATCTTCAAGTGGAGGGAAGTCTACCGCGAGCGCGCGTGCAGCATCTTGTACGTTACCAACTCCTCGATAATACTTAATAACTGCATGATGCTTACGACATGCAAGATATTCTTGAAGAATCATGTCTTCAATGTTTGTATTAAACTTAAGTGCCGGATCAATGTTCAGAGTCTTAATTGCATTACGAAGATCGTTTGGAGTAATACCATACTTACCGGCGTTGCCAATTTGTTTGGCAGCTTGACGATCCATTACTTCTTGTATGCTTAAACTAGACAAATTAGTTGAAGCACCACCGCCGGCTTGTGTAGCATCATAACTTTCTTTTGCTACTGGAGCTAAAAGTTTTGCTACCGGTCCAAGAATAGAACCTGGAGTAACAGCAGCGCCAGGATTAGGTGCATCATTAGCAACATCAACAACTGCATCTGGATCTTCCTTTCGAATCATTTCCTGTAGATTCTTTGGATCTGCATTTGGGTCACTCATAGGAATGCCACCAAACGTACCCATCATCAAAGGATATTGTTTATCAGGATCACGATATACAATAAGAACCCAAGTACCTTCAACAGGTCCAACTGGAGCATGGCCAATTCCAGATACGCCAGCCGACGTAATTGGTTGAACTGGATACGCCCAAGGTAGATCCTTAGTAGGCAATACTGTACGATCGTCGGTATGAAGACCAACGACACGCACTTGGCATCTGCCAATCATTAACGGATCGTGTCTATTTTCTACTACGCCAACATGAAACATATTTTTATCTCACCTTATTTTGCAGAAGTCTTGCTAAAGTTACTAATATAAGAATCTTTCACTAGTTCCATAGAACACTCATGCTTTTCACGAGTAATATAGTGATTTATTGATGATACTAAGTATCGACCTGAAAAGATTTTATCGAGTTGTTCTCGATCACCTTCGGTCTTTGTCATTGGTTCCGTTTGAAACATAGTTAAGCGAACAACTTGACCTACAGTATAATCTGTTCTTCCCGGTACGTTTATTTCTACAACATAATCTGTTGCTTGAACTACTTCAGATATTCTACGTTGGGACATCTTAAAGTTAGAAGTGTCTCCCTTATCTGTAAAGTTATCATGGCTTCTCGCCTCTTCTAATACTCGGGCTGTGTAGAATATAGGAAACTCTTTGTCTTCCTTTAAGTATAGTGGAAAATCATTTAATTGATTAACGCCACTGAACCAATCACCATAATTGAATATAGAAGAATGATAACGCTTCGTAGTAATGTCTGCCGAGAATGCAACCGATGTTAACATACCCTCAGACGATCTCTTAAGAACGTTGAATCCTTTCTTAAGACTAAACATCGTGATTCTTTGATAATCAGATTGAATATCACGTTGCGATGTACCAGTAGGAGACACAGCTTGTGTAGAATTATTATACCTAAATTCTTGAGTAATTGTTGGAGAAGTTGATAATGTTTCAATAGAACCAAAGTTAAAACCATCTTTATTCTCGAAGAAAATGTATGAAGCACTTTCGTTTTTATTTAGTGCTTGTTCACAAAGGTATTGCATGTTTCTAGTAGGAGACCAAAAGTTTGAAACATATTGAGTGCTGTTTATCGTTGACTCTATATTGATATTCTTTGCAGTATCAAATCTTACAAGTTTATCAGTTAAAACGTTTTTAACTACATCGGATATTAAACCACTAAATCCTTTACTTAACTTAACGTTAGAGTCAAGTACAGCTTCTTTTGATACAAACGAAAGTTCGTATATAACGCTACGTTCTTGAGCGTATTCACGATTCTTAATTTCATTAATATAGAACTGACCTTTAATATGACCACCCTTATCTTTTAATGTAGGAGTGAATATACTAATGTCAAGCAATTCTTGACCTACCATTGGTAAGCCATTCATAAAGTCTAAAGAATCTTTGATTGTAAGTATGCCAGACATAAATGGCGAAAATAAGTCTTCAAATATTTGAATGGCTACCAATTGGTTTGAAATACTATAGGTAGTTCCATCGAAAGATTGAATGTTAATCTTCTCAATGTTTATGTCACCAGCAAAATGAATAACGTCTTTATTGGCCATTGCGTATCACTAGTTCAAATTCGGTTAAAATCTGTTGCATATATTGCTGAGGAATTATTCGAAGTAATCTTTTCTTTTCATTCTCAAAATATTCGTATTCGTAATTAGTAACTTCAGTTACATCAATTGGATAATCTATAGAAGTTACTGTAGCATTTCCTACAAGTTCTTCAACAAACTGTCCTTGAGCATTATCATAATACTTATAAATCTGGACAGGATCCTGTACTGCAAACGATCCACTAGTAACTAACGCAGTAATCTTTAACGTTGATTTAGTTACGCTTTCGATTCTACCAACATAGTTACCAGTTGCAGTTTTACGTCGAATAACATTACCAACTTTCATTGCATCAAATAATGTAATATTTGGAAAAGCAGAATTAGGAACCGGATTAGTCAACCCAATAGTAAGAATAGGTTCTACAATTAACCCATCGTCATTAATAAAATGGTGTGCATCATTTCTACGAGCGCCATATTTTCTTTCGACTATCTCGTCAAGTCTATAACCATCTACTGGAAAATCTTCAGCATAATCATAACGTTGATTTAATAGCATTAGAGCCCAGTGGTATTCTGGAGTTCCATAAAGCTTTTCAGATATCTGTTCTATTGTCTCACCATCATTGATTCGATATATCTCATAGAAATTAATTTGATCCATGAACTCTTTTTTGAATCTGATATTGCGTGTAATATCAGTTACGAGTTGATACTTGGGACCCTCGATAGAATACTGAGGACCTTCTTGAAGATCGAAGTCATAGAGTAACTTTGGAAAGTTGTCAAAATACATTTAGAATCCTTGCTGAATTTGGTCTTTAGTAAGAATTGCCAGTTCTTTAAATGTCATCTGAACGTTAATCTGAGTAGGAGTTCCATCGGCAAACGTATTAAACGTACCATTTGGAGTATAATTAATGTTCATATCTGTAAGCACGCATGATGTATGCTTATGAATAGCTTTATTGTGCGATCCCTGATAGAAGTAGTGAATATCAAACTCTGAAGGATAGATAAAGATGAATGAAGCTTGATCTTTAAACTCAGGATGCATATGAAGTTTAAACATCTTAATGATATTCAATACGTTTCTTGCTTCTGTAGAATCACGAGGTGCAAATTGATAATCAAATACAAATGTACGGAAGTCAACGCCTTTGAATAGTTGTTCTTTCTTTGGGTTTGCAGTAAGACCTGCTGCTGCAGATAAACCATCGCCTACTCCACCTGGTGCATTAAGAGCCAATGCAGTTGCAACACTTCCAGCAGTTCCTGTTACTGTTGGTCCCGCTGATTGCGCATTTGAACCAATATTTTGTAATGCATTCATACCACCTTCACCAATCATTGCCGCAGCTTGAAATGCTCCAGTGTCAGCTTCTTGGTATTGTACGGAATAACGAATATTAAGTTGGTTTGGTATATTAAGTGCAATAGCTGCTTTAAGTCTTTTCTGTTGGCGTGACATTTTACCACCGGCTGCAGCAGTAACAATACCTGCAGCTGCGGCACCAAGGATACCACCAGTTACACCACCTCCTGCAACTGACCCACCGCCTCCACCTAGAGCACCAAGAATTGTACCTGATGCTGCGCCTAAAATAGTTGAACCAGCAATAATAGCTGCACTTGAAAGTCCAGCCTGATTAACAGAAGCTCTCAGACGTTCATTAGCACCAATATCGACTACGGCTTCTCCACCTTGAGTAATAAGTTTTGAGTCTTCAGCAACGTTAACATAGAAGATAGCATAGTTGCCACCGTACTCTGCGGTAGGACTAAATAGATCAGTTGGGTAAGTCATTTGACCTACTTCATACTTGCCTCTTACTGTATCTTGTGTACTCGTAACAGAACCAAAGGGAGAGTTATATCGTCCCATTGCACGTTCAAGTATGTTGGCTGCTTTCTGACCTGCGCCTGAAGAATTGTTGGAAATTTCCGCCATTGCGTTTCCCTAAATATTGTTTTGTTGATTATTTATACATGTACCACAAAAGAAAGTACACTCCAATCCATCCCGAGAAATATGCAGGAGATCCCACGAACGTCATTATGAGAAGTTCGTGGGAGACTAAATTTGCAATCTGGTGTGACCATAACCCATCTATCATACAATGGGTTTCCGAAGAGATTGTTATACCTTACATATGTCCTACCGACAATAAAGCCCACCGATATTTCGTAGACTTTGTCATCAAAGTAAAGGAAAGATCTGGCGCCATTAAGACTTATTTAGTGGAAATAAAACCAGACGTCCAGACAAGACCTCCTCAGAATCCAGGTAGAGTTACTAAAAGATACCTAATGGAAGTCATGACTTATGGCAAAAACGAAGCAAAATGGAAAGCTGCAACTGAGTATGCAAGACGTCGAGGCTGGGAATTTAAAGTCTTAACTGAATATGATCTTGGCCTCGCAAAGAGGAATAAATAAGATATGGCTAAAAAATCCTCATTAGAAGCTCTATTCGAAAAGAACCGTTACGACTTTACGATAGTTAATAAGTCAAAAACATGGTTCGAACAGCAAGCGAATTTACTTCGCGGCAGGGGTATTACGCCTCAAAAAATACTAAGTCAGGCAAAGAGTGATATTACAATGACTCCTATTCCTGGTAACCTTTACATGTTCTTTTATGATCCTAAGCACAAAGAGACTTTGCCATACTATGATCGCTTCCCAATGGTGTTTCCATGGAAGAAGTATAAAGGTGGATTCATTGGCTTAAACTTACATTACCTACCATACGGACCTCGCGTTAAACTTATGGATAGATTACTTCAGTTTAAGAACAATGACAAAATGGACGAAACAACTCGCCTAAGATTTTCCTATAATCTTATTGATGGCGTCTCTAAGTTTAACCTTGCTAAACCATGTATTAAGCAATACTTGACAGAGCATATGCAATCACCATTCATTCATGTTAATTCGTTTGATTGGCCTACTGCAATGATGCTTCCGGTTGAAAGATTCGTTGGATCGAATAAAGAAACAGTTTGGCAAGAATCTATAAAGAAGACATACTAAGATGAACAAATCACTCAACGATTTTATTGGTCAAGTAAAGAGCGGCCTTGCTAACAATAATCATTATGATATAGTGATTAAGAAGCCGAAAGTCGTTACTTCCAATCTTTTCAATAACGAAACAATGCAGAAGATACTTCTCTTCTGCGATCAAACTCAGCTTCCTGGAATTAACATTTCCACTACTCCAATTCGTCACTATGGCGAAGCTCGTGAAATGCCATACGAAAGATTATTCGATCCGGTCAACCTAAGTTTTTACGTAGATCGTGAAATGAAAGTTAAGTTATTCTTTGATGAGTGGATTCAAAACATTCAAAACTCTTACTCAAGAACTTTTAACTATTACAAAGAATACATTACCGACATTGACATCATTACGTATGATCGAGGTAATCTTCCTCAATACAAAGTAACATTATACGAAGCATATCCTAAGACAGTAAGTGCAATCCAACTGGATTATGCTAATCGTGATGTTATGAAAGTTGCCGTGACAATGCAATATAAGTATTGGAGAAGTTCACTTTTTACTTCAGCAACTGGAAACAATCGAGGTAATTTATTACCAGCTCAATTTGCATCAGTCGCAAAAAGTGGAATTCAAATTCCGTCGGTATACTTTGACGATCAAGCTCAGTTTCAGAATAACGTAGCTCGTGCAGTCAGTACAGACTTTTCACAATGGTGGAGCAACCTGAATACTTAATATGAACGAGAAACTTTCTGAAATTTTTGATGTAGAACCTATTCAACAAACCAAACATCAGGTTACGGTTGTTGATGAGGTAGTCGTGCCTGAAGTAAAGGCTATTGAGAAGATTGAAACAGACTATGATAAGACTCGTGGCAATTTATATTCACTGTTGCAATCTGGTCAAGATGCGTTAATGCATGCACTAGAAGTTGCTAAACAATCTGAACATCCTCGTGCATTCGAGGTAGTTGGCAATCTAATGAAACAACTCGCAGATGTCAATGAACAACTCATGAATCTACATGAGAAGAAAAGAAAACTTGACATGCCAATTAAAGGTTCAGTAGAAGAGGGAACTACACCAACCAAACAAGTCACGAATAACAATGCTATCTTTATTGGTAGCACGAGTGAATTGAGTAAGATGATTCAAAATATGAATAAAGGAGAATGATATGAGAGATATAAAAGCGAGGTTTGAGATTGATAATAAGGGTATGGACAAAGGTCATCGATATACTGTCGTAGTAGGCGATGGGTTCCATAGCCAGTTAAATACACTTGCGAACCCAAAAGACAAATACAGTAAAGAAATGAGATGGGGTTCTTTACTTGGTGATGCTAAAATGGATTTTACTTGGGCTTCTAGTCGAAGTGAAGGCATGTATGTTACTATTGCAAGACAATACCCTAATGATGATTTCGACTTTAGTCCTGAAGCGTATATACGAGGCAATTGGCTTAAAGCTCAGATAGACGTTGCTAATTTTAGATTATACAATCCATTCTGGGGTCGACCATTCCTTCAGTTTTCGAATCGTTCAAATCGTTGGGACGGCGAGGAAATTGCATTCAGTGAAGGTGATCAAAAACAGTTTCACTACGACATTGAAAATCAATGGAGCATAGATGATAACGGTAATTCATACCAAATGAAGATCGAAGAACACGGAGTGCAATGGACTGCTCGTAGAAACGATGATAGCGACGACTATAAAGAATTTGTAATTAGACTAAGTGTATAAGGAGATATTATGGCTTTACCATTAAGTAAAACACCGGTTTATAATTTAACCATTCCGTCATCCGGCGAGAAAGTTAAATTTAGACCATTCCTAGTAAAAGATGAAAAAGCTCTTTTATTAGCGCAACAGAGTGAAGATCCTGTAGTAATGATCAACACTTTAAAAGAAGTTATTAAGTCGTGTCTTGACGACAAGGTTGATGTAAAGAAACTTGCTACGTTTGATGTTGAGTATATCTTTACTCAATTACGTGCTAAATCAGTTGGTGAGATTTCTGAACTTGTTTTCAAATGCGGTCACTGCGATAGTGAAGATGGGCGCGTCAAACTTAAGATCGATCTTACTGAACTTAAAGTAGACAAACCAGAAAACCATAAAGACATTATTCCTTTGTTTGATAGTGTTGGTATTAAGATGAAATATCCCGATATGGATCTTATTAAGAAACTTGAAGGGGTTAATACCGAAAGTATGGATCAGATCATGGATGTAGTTATAGAATGTATTGAATACATCTATGATGAAGAACAGATGTACCATACTGAAGAACAAACCAAAGCTGAAATGGTTCAATTCCTCGAGAACTTAACATCAGATCAATTCGCAAAGATCCAAAAGTTCTTTGAAACGATGCCAAAAGTAAAACATGAGATTGACTTTGAATGCCCTGCATGTAAGAGTCATAATCATACGGTTCTAGAAGGAATCAACAATTTTTTCTAATGTGCCTTTGTCATGATGATTTGCATAATCACTATAAGTTAAATTTTGCGCTTATGCAATATCACAAGTATTCATTAACAGAGATCGAAGGAATGATCCCGTTTGAACGAGAAATTTATGTGGCAATGTTGGTTAAATATCTAGAAGAAGAAAAACAGAGACTAGAGAGAAATAAGTAAATGGCGCTAACTCTTAAAGACCTTCTTGAAGCTCAGGCTGATTTGAAGAAGAAAGATGACGAAGCAGCAGGACGTCCTGCTAGTGTGTCGCTTGATCAACTCAAGCAGATGTCTTCGTCGTCTTCATCTCCTATAGGTGGGGCTAAACAAGATGCTTCGCTTGTAAGAATACATCAGGAACTCAAGAAGCATACCTCAATTCTTTCCGAGATGAGAGGTAAGGCTGAAGGTAAAAAAGATCAAGGCGCTACTCTCACTGCTGAAGAAAAGAATGAAGCTTCTAAAGTACAAGACGAGCAAACGAAACTCTTAAGACAGTTGGTAGAGAATACCACACCAAAAAGAGAAAAAGAAGAAGAGAAGGATACTAAAAAGCCTGACATTCTTGGTATCCTTGGTGCTATTGGCACTGGTCTTGCTATCGCTTTAGGTACAGTAGCTGGTCTTATTAGTGGTTACATTAAGACACTTAAATTTTTCGCTCCAGTCTTTAGAGCTGCATTCGATGGATTCTATAAAGCTCTTGTAAAGATATCCGACTTCTTCCCATCATTCAAACGACTTCTGTTTAAGATTGAAGTAACCTTTGAGCTAGGATTGCAAATGCTCAAGCAAGGCTTCAGTAACTTTATGACAAAGGCGGTAAAAGTATTTGATGACATCATTGGTGGAATCAGAGCAGTGTTTGGCGCGTTTAAAGAAAGTAAACTTTTCCAGTTCTTAATGACTGCTAAAGACGCTGTAGTAAAATATTTCGAACCTATTGCTGGCGCATTCAAAGTAATGCAAGAGACTAGTGGACCTATAGGTAAAGTAGTACAATTCGTTGGCAGCAAGATTACTGCGATGATGGAATTCTTTAGTATGATTGGCGCTAAGCTAGGAGCATTTGGAAAACTATTTGGTGCAGTAAGTTCAATTATAGGCAAGATAGCATTCCCTCTAATGGTAATCATGACTATATGGGATACTGTAAAAGGTGCTATTGAAGGATTCGAAAAAGATGGTATTGTTGGTGCTATTGCTGGAGCAATCAAAGGCTTTGTAAATTCACTAGTCATGGCTCCTCTTGATATGCTTAAGAGCGCCGTGTCATGGATACTTGGTGCGTTTGGATTCGATCAAGCTGAAAAGTTTCTTGACTCATTTAGCTTTACAGATTTATTCAGTGGATTTATCGATGCTATTTTTAGCCCTATTGAAACACTTAAAAAGTTGTTTGAAGGCGCAACAAAAATAGTAGAGAACATTGGCATACCTGAAATTAGTTTCACTGTTCCTATCATCGATAAGAAGATAGCATTTGGTCCATACTATCCATTTAAGAAAGATGGCGCTAGTCAAGGTGCTAGAGTAGAAGGTGGATCTGAACCTGGAAAAGTAGATGCTGGTGGTAAACCTGCCGCACCGGGTGGCGGTGGAGCTACACCAGCATCAGCCCCAGGTGGAAAAACTGCAAGTGCTGCAACTGCAGAACCTAAAACAGAGTTTGCAAGATCGAGAAGAGACAGTACTACCATTGGTGGGAAAGTTATTACTGGTTACGAACGCGGTTATGAGTTAAGTGGTAAAAAAGAAGATGTGCAAAAAGCAGATGCAGCTTGGGATAGATTCCAACAAGCAAGTCGGGATGGAGATGACGCTGCAGCAGATGCTGCTGCTAAAGAATTCATTCAACTAGCATCAATGATTAAGTCTCCTGAATACAGAGCGAAGATGAAGGAGATTAGTGATAGACAAAATGGAAAGAAGCCAGGTGGTGTTAAACCAGGAGAGGCTGCAGTTAATGCAACGCCTGTTAAAACTGATGCAGTAAAACAAGTAACACCTGTTAAAACTGATACTAAACCTACAGTTACTAAACAACAAGACTTCCGTGGTAAACCAGTAAGTGGCGATTCAGAAAAAGCTAAATTAGCAGCTAAAGAAAAATACCAAGCATCAACAGCACAGGAAGCAGAAGCTAATGAAAAAATAAAAGCGTTTGAAGCACAAAATCAATTTGACTATAGAGAAGCACCGACTGCTGCACAAGAGTTTTTGGAAGAAAAAGGTACTGGTAAATTTAAGGATCCTAAAAAACAAAAAGAGTATGATGATCTATTAAAAGCTAGACAAGAGGCTTCTGCTGGGAAAAGAGCTGCAGGTGCTGCATATACTGCTGCAGAAGGAGTTACTAAAACATATGCGTTTACAGGCGGAGCAGCAAAAGCTAATGATCGCTCTGAAGGAATGAATAGTGATGTTGCAAAAATTGAAGCTTTGAAGAAAAGAGGTTATACAGATGAACAACTTCAAAGAAATGATAATCTAAAGAGCAACTATATTGATACTGGCAATGGAAGATACCCATTGTCAGTGTTAGGACAATATGAAAAAATAGTTAAAAAAGAATTAGAAGCGCCAACTCCAGGAAAGAGTCAAGCAGCTGCAGTTAGTCCACAACCACAACCTTCAGCGTCTGCGCCACCGCCACAGGCTGCTAATGCTGTGTATCAAAAATCAGAAGAGAATGCTGGGACTGCTGCTAAACCAGCCGAGGGTGGTAATACAAGCGTTGTTAGTGCACCTACTACAAACGTTAATAATACCACTAACACAGTTAATAGAGTTCCATCAAGGAACACTGATACGACTCTACAAGATTTTTATAAAAGACGATACGCTTTCTAACGACAAAGGGACCCGAAGGTCCCTTTGTTATTTCTACTTAAATTACTCTTCTTGAGCAATCTTCTTGAAGAAACTCATTGCATCGTCATCATCTTCATCTAAACTTGGTTCAGAAGCTTTTTGAATCTTAACTGCAGGTTTTGCTGGAGCAGCATTACGAACTGGAGGAGTATATTCCTCATCGTCTTCAGCAATCGCAGCAGCCGATGTAGTTGGTGCTGCACTACCTTCTAGAACAGATGCCAACTTACGAGAAAGTTCCTCGTATGACTTAAAGTTCTTACGTTCCAAGAATTCTGCCAACTTGTATTGACGTTGAGCAATCACTAAGATTTCCTCATCATTACTAGAGATTGTAGAAGGCTCAAGGAATACAGACTGATCATAGTTAGGATAACCATCTACCTTGCGCATACGAAGTTTAAAGTCTGCGCCTTCCCAGTAATCAAACACGTTAACTGGAGTCTCATCTTCAAACGTAGGCTTGGCTTTGTCCATGATCTTATCGAAGATCTTCTTACCAAACTTGAACAGGCGAACCTGACCTTCGTTCTCAGGATGCTTAGGATCTGAAACAATAAGAACATTAGCTACATAGTGTAAACGACGCTTTTGCTTACGAGCAATTTCCTTGTCGGCTTCTACACCAGAGTTCCATAGGCGACTATTAAGTTCACCAACTGGATCGTTCTCACCAAGAGTAGTCAGAGAGTTTTCGATATACCACTTTCCAGTAGGACCTTGAAAGCCGTGGCTAAAGACGCGAACCCAAGGGAGTTCATCACCTTCTGCACGTGGTAGGAATCGAATAGTTGCGCTAGCGTTGCCAGCTTTGTCGGCTTCTAGTTTCCAGAAGCGATCGTCTTGATAGGACTTAGAGTCTGATTGCGGGTTGGAGATCTTTTCGAATTCACCAGCGATCTTGCCGAAGTCCGAGTTACGCATTTTGCGGAGTGTATTAATATCCATATGTTTTCCTTTGTATAAACGTTATATTGAGCGATGTATTATTGTGTGTCGTCTGTGTTTTGTTTCGTATGTGTAATGTAGATTTCATCTGACATTTCTAAGTCGTCGTCAAACGGATCATAGTCATCTTCTTCTACATAACTATTTATCACTTTCATGCCTCGACCTGGCACGTTACGTGAATGTTTTGGTTTACCCTTCCGATGTGCTTTACGCTCGTCATCATCATCGAAATTAATATTGCGGCCCATTTCATTATACCTCTTCGCCGACCAACTCGGCAACAAAGTTGTCATAGATAGATTGTACCTTATTCTTATCGAACTTTACAAACCGTTTTGATTTGCGTATCGTAAGAAAGTGATCATGCCAGAACATAATCAAAGGTTCCCATTTCGATAGGTATCCTTCAAGTTCTTCAAGGATAACCATCGTTTCAAGCGTAATGTGATTACCCAAATACAAATTTAGTAGAAGTGGGTTACCATCATCGATTGAAAACACAGATTCTTTTGATCCAGAACATTCTTGTTGAATCAAAAGAAGATCAGTCTTAAACACTTGGCTTATTGATTCTTTACGTTTAAGCCAAACATTATAGTACTCGTCAGATTCATACGAATACACTACATGCTTATTACCATAGGCAAAGTTAGCAGCCATGTATTGAATGAGTTCTCGGTCTGTTGGGTATTTTCTAGATAGTCTTTCGAAGAGTGCTTTATCATTGCGGCGCTCGTATGCTACACGAGATGCGTTAACACGTCCGTTGTTAGAGAACACGTCAAACTTCTCGGTCGTAAAATGTAGCTTCAACGCAATGAAGTACTTATAGGCTTGATAGCCGTCCATAATATTAAATGTCTAGAGTTGCTTGTTTTGGAAGCAGGTTTGCGTCCCGCATGTCTTGTTCAATCTTATCTTTAAGAGTCTTATTGATTAAGCTTTTGATTTCGTCTGGTTCGATATAGTTGTCGGCGCAGTATTTAAGTACTGCATCCATGTGAGTCACTCGCTTTTGCTTAACTATATCTTCAATGAAAAGCGAGAATGATGCTGCGTTCTTAAACATTTTTCTTCATGTAGCTTTCTGCAACGACGATTAGTTGCTTGGTCTTAGAGTACTCGTCAAACTTAGTGTTGTACATTTTCTTAATGGGATCATTGCGATCCACTTCATCGAGTTTAGAACTAAACTTATCGAGGAACATATCAAACCAACGATCAAGTTTGAAAAGGCGACCACGAAGATTTTCGGTCACTGATTGCAGAGTGCTTGGATCTTGCTCACGAACAGATGCATAAAGATTACGTTCAAGTTCAGTCAAAGTCATATCAAATTCCTTGTTGGATTACGTATTTTGCTTCACTAATTGACCTACAAAGGTCGCCATTGACCAAGATCTTTTTTGTGTTAAAGATCTTAGTGTCAATTCCAATTACCTTCATCGTATAGAAGTCTTTAGTCTTCTCAACGACTGGGGTCTCACCAGTGGCAAAGAAGAGTGTATCAAACAACTCGTCCTTTGCCAACTTTCTCATAAAATGTATGTTTGCCATGATGTAAATTCCACTGTCTATAGTAGT